TGGACAATGGCGAACGGCGCCCGCCTCAAGTTCGCCTATCTCGAAAGGGACTCCGATGCTGAGGAATACCAAGGTCATAACTACACACGAGTTTATGTGGAGGAGGTCACTAATTTTCCGTCGCCAGCTCCGATTGATAAACTCCGCGCAACGCTGCGTTCTGGCTCTGGCGTTCCTGTGGGCATGCGCCTTACCGGTAACCCTGGCGGGGCTGGCCATAACTGGGTCAAGAAGCGTTACATCGACCCCGCCCCGCGAGGTTACAAGCTCCTGACGGAAGAGTGTGAGATTGAGCTGGACGGTGAAAAGCGAATGGTCAGTCTCGACCGCGTCTTCATCCCGTCGAAGATCGGGGATAACCAGCTCCTCATGCGGAATGACCCGACTTACATCCTCCGACTCCGTCAATCCGGGTCAGAGGCGCTGGTCAAGGCATGGCTTGAAGGTAATTGGGACATTGTGGATGGAGCTTTCTTCGACGAGTGGGACGAGTACGTTCATGTTCTGCCAACGAATGAGTTTCTCGCGCTCCGCAACCCTGGAATGTCGTACTTCCGTGGGTTTGACTGGGGGTCGGCGAAGCCCTTTAGTGTGGGCTGGTACGCAATTCTGGACAAGGAATACCGGCTCGGGGAACGTTGCCTGCCGAAAGGTGCGCTGGTGAAGTTCCGCGAGTGGTACGGCTCGACTGGCCCGAACAAGGGACTGAAAATGACCGCTGACCTCGTCGCGCAGGGGATTGTCGAACGCGAAAAGGGTGAGCGGATTCGTTATGGCGTGGCTGACCCCGCGATTTTCATCCGGGATGGTGGCCCTTCCATTGGCGAGACTATGGCGATTCACAAGTGCATGTGGCGCCGAGCTGACAACAAGCGCAAGGCGGGGTGGGAACAGGTTCGGCAGAGACTCGTCGGTCAAAACGGCCTGCCGATGCTCTACTTCTGTGACTGTTGCGAAGACACGATCCGCACGCTTCCGACCCTCCAGCACGACGAAACGGACCCCGAGGACCTGGACACCGAGGCCGAGGACCACGCAGCCGACGAAACCCGCTACGCTGTGATGTCCCGCCCTTGGGTGCCGAAGGCTGCCCCCGTCGCAGGCTCGGGCTTGCCAAAACTTCCCGGCCAGTACACTATCAACGAACTTGTCGAGCGGCAGCGCCAGCGTCGGGTTGAAGCCCTCGAATTCTAACGCCTCAGGTGCTAAAATGGACATTAGAAAATCCCTTTCCGGGGCTGTAGATACAGCCAAAGCCGATCCGAAAGTGCAGTCGTGGCTGGCGGAGCTTGACTCCGCGCGCAAACGGGTGAAGGACTACCGGAAGGATGCTTCGCGGATTGTGAAACTCTACGAAGGTGGGAAAGCGGCAGAATCCCCCTTCAACATCCTTTACTCCAACACCGAGACCCTCGCCCCAGCACTTTACAACAACGTGCCCCGGCCGGTTGTACAGCGACGCTTTAAGGACGATGATCCGTTGGGCAAAGTGGCTTCAGACGTTGCTCGCCGCAGCCTCGAATTCCTGATCGACAACGAACTCGGCGACTACACACCCTTCGACGATCTGATGACGCAGGCTGTGTTGGAAGCACTCGTTCCGGGCGAAGGTGTGACTTGGTTTAAGTACGACGCTTCGATTGTCGAACAACCTGAGCCGAACAACCCAACCGAAGGTCAGGAAGACCAAACTGGCGAAGGGGAGGTTGAGGCACAGCAAGGCGAGATCCATTCCGAGCCTCTGGAACAGGTCGAATACGAGACTGTCTGCGGTGAGGCCGTGCCTTGGGATCGCTTCTTGCACGGCTATGCGAAGCAGTGGAAGGATGTGCCGTGGGTTGCCCGTGAACACTTCATGACGCGGGATGAACTGGTTAAGAACTTCGGCGAAGAAATCGGCCATCGCATTCCCCTGAACATCAGCGGCAAAGCCGCTTCCGATCGTGGAACTGATGGCGATGACGACACTGAAAAGGTGATTGATGCTGAAGGCGTGGAACTCGCGCATGTGTTTGAAATCTGGGACAAGGAAACCAAGATGGTGCGGTTCCTGGCTCCGAGCTACCCCGCAGGGTTTGTGAAGGAAGTGGAAGACCCACTGCAACTCTCGGGATTCTTCCCGATGCCCCGGCCACTGGTACTGTTTCAGAAGATCAGTTCGCTCGTCCCTGTCCCCTTGTACACGATGTACGAAGAGCAGGCGAAGGAACTCAACCGCATCACTGTGCGGATTAACAAGATTGTCCAGGCACTGAAGGTTCGCGGTTTCTACGACTCAACGCTGGAAGGTCTGGACAAAGTCCTGGCTGCGGACGATAACGTCCTGATCCCTGCTGAAAACGTGGCGGCAATGCAGCAGGGGCAAACCCTGGAAAAGGCGATCTGGCTTATGCCGCTGGAAAAGCTCGTCGCTGTGCTCCAGCAACTTTACGTCCAGCGTCAGCAGGTTAAGCAGGTTATCTATGAGATTACTGGTATCAGCGATATTCTGCGCGGCGCGTCGGTGGCCTCGGAAACCGCCACTGCCCAAAACATCAAAAACCAGTGGGGGACGCTGCGGCTGAAAAAGATGCAAAAGCAGATTGCTCGGTATGTGCGGGATTGTCTGCGGATCATGGGCGAGATTGCGATGACCAAGTTTTCGCAGCAAACCCTCGCGCAGATGACAGGCCTACAGTTCCCCACTGCGCAGCAGAAACAGCAAGCGCAGGCAATGCTGCAGCAAATCCAGATGCAGGCACAGCAACAGCCGCAAGTTCCTGGTCAACCGCCGGCTCAATCCCCGCCACCACCACCGCAAATCCTTGCTGCTGCTCAACTCCCCTCGTGGGAAGAAATCATGGGGCTGCTTACCAATGACCTCCAGCGCAATTATCGCGTGGATATTGAAACGAACTCAACTGTCGATGCCGAGGCTACTGAAGACAAAGCCAACATGGGTGAGTTCCTTAACGCCATCGCGCAATTCATGAATGGGGCAGCCCCTCTCGTTCAGCAAGGCGTCCTTCCGTTCGACGCCGCGAAGTCCATTCTCCTGGCCGTTACCCGCCGCTACCGCTTCGGGCCGGAGGTCGAAGACGATCTGAAGAAGATGCAGCCCCCACAACCGCAGGGCAATGGTGCGGATGCTAAGGCTAAGGCTGATCTCGAAGCAGCACAAGCTGAGCAGAAGGTCAAAATGGAAATGCTTGCGATGGATAAGCAGCTCAAAGAAGCTGAAACCGCCGCGAAACTCGAAGAACTCAAGCGCAAAGGGGAGTTGGCAGCTGCTCAACACGCCGCAAAACTGCAAGAACTGCGGCTGAAGATGGCGACACCGAAACTCCCCGGTGTTACTCAACCGTAATCCGTGGGAGATTGTCATGCCAGTTTACTCTTACAAGTGCCCTTCGTGCCAAAAGGCCTTTGACCGGTTCCTGAAGCTCGCGAACTATGATGATCCGCAGCAATGCGACTGTGGTACAGTGGCTGTGAAGCAACTTGCCGCCCCTGCTGTCCGTGGCGACTACGCTGGATACTCTTGCCCGGTGACAGGTCAGTGGATCGAAGGTCGCCGGGCGCATGAAGAAAACCTCGCTCGCCACGGATGCCGTGTGCTGGAGCCGGGGGAAACCGAATCCGCTCGCCAGCGCCATGCTGCAAGCGAAGCCGAATTCGATCGTCAGATCGAGCAAACTGCGGAGCAGTTGGTAGCTGGCCTGCCCTCGCAGAAACTTGAAAAACTAGCCAGCGAAATGCAGTCCGGCGTAACTGCCACTGTGGAACGACAGTAAAGGAGAAATACCGTGGGTATGGAAGATCTTGACAACAATGATGCCGGTGCAGCCGGTGGTGACTTTGACCTTGCAGGAGCCGGGGATACAATCTCTGCCGACCTGTTCGGCGTTTCGGGAGGAGAAGATGGTAATGGAGGTAACGCTGACGACGTTAACCTGGATGACAATGGCGGTACTGATGCTGGTGCTGCTGCAGCTACTCCTCCTGCTACGGGTGCTCCGTCGCCGACGGAAGCTGCTCCCGCGCCCGCCGCAAACGCACTCCAGCCCCCGAAAACCTGGCGTCCCGAAGCGGCCGCGAAGTTCGCGACGCTCCCGCCGGAAGTCCAGCAGGAAGTCCTGAAGCGGGAAGAGGACATTTTCAAGGGCCTTGAGTCCTACAAAGCTGACGCCTCAATCGGCAAGACCCTCAAGGGCATCATGCAGCCTTACATGCAGGTGTTCCAGGCCCAAGGCGTCGATCCGATGCAGCAAGTCTCTGGCCTAATGCGTGCGCATGTCGCCTTGGCAACTGGCACACCCGAGCAAAAGCAGCAATTTTTCCAGCATCTTGCCAAGGAATATGGCGTTGACCTTGACGTCGAGGCCCCCTACGTTGACCCACAAGTTGCGGGCTTGCAAAAACAACTGTCTGACCTACAATCCCGTTTGAATGGTCGGGAGCAACACGAGGCGAATGAAGTTCGCAGCAAACTGCAGGCTGAGCTTGACAATTTTGCTTCCGATCCGGCGCACCAGTACTTTGACGAAGTGGCAAACGACATTGCCGGGCTTTTGCGAAGTGGCGCTGCGAAGGACCTGAAGGATGCGTATGACAAAGCGATCTGGGCTAACCCGATCACCCGCGCTAAGGAACAAGCCCGCTTGACAGCGGATGCCGAAGCCAAGGCTAAAGCGGAAGCTGCGGAACGCGCGAAACAGGCCCGCAAGGCAACTGGTGCGAATGTGAAATCGAGTGCGAAAGCGGCGAGCGGAACGGCTCCCCTTGGAAGTATCGACGACACGCTTAATGCGGCTCTGGCGACTATCAAGTCCCGGGCATAATCGAATCTTTCATAAGGAGTTTTCATCATGGCAAGTCCCAATACCGTGTTCACGGAACTGGTCTCCACGACCTTCCGCAAGCACGCCAAGGAAATCAAGGACAACGTGTCCAAGAACAACGCCCTGCTCCGTCGTATCTACGACAAAGGCAATGTTCGTCGTGAGGATGGTGGTCTGACCATCGTCGCACCGCTGGACTACGCTGAAAACAACACCTACCAGCGTTACTCTGGTTACGATGTGCTGAACGTCGGAGCTTCCGATGTGATCAGTGCGGCGGAATATCAGTGGCGTCAAATCGCTATCAACGTCGTGGCCTCCGGCCTGGAGCTGCGCACCAACAGCGGCGATACCCGCATCATCAACCTGGTCAAGGCCCGTTTGAAGAACGCCATTCGCACGTTCAAGAACAACTTCTCCGCCGACATTTACTCTGATGGCACGCTGGCAAACCAGATCAACGGTCTGCAGGCTCTGGTGGCTGACGCCGGAACCGGAACCGTCGGCGGGATCGACTCCTCGACCTGGACGTTCTGGAAGAACAAGGTGCAGTCGGCCGCTGCTCCGATCCAAGGCGGTGGCGCGATCACCCCCGGCCCGACCACGATGGAATCGTTGATGCTGCCGCTGTGGCTTGCCCTGACTCGCGGTGATGACCAGCCTGACCTGATCGTGATGGATAACAACTACTTCACGTTCTTCGAGCAATCCCAGACCTCCATCAAGCGTTACACGGACTCGACCAAGGCCGATGCCGGTTTCGTGGCTCTGAAGTACAAGGGTGCTGATGTGATCTTTGACGGCGGCTCGGGCATCCCGACCAACCACGCCTACTTCCTGAACACCGACTACCTTGAGCTGGTCGTGCACAAGGACGCAGACATGACCGTCATGGACGAGATGAAGCCTTACAACCAGGACGCAGCCGTCGTGCCGGTTCTGTGGATGGGCAACCTCGTGTGTTCTAACCGCAGCTTGCAGGGCGTGCAGAAGGCGTAAGCCTGGGCATGTGAATTCCCCCGGCGTTACGGGAAAGTAATCCGGGGGAGAAACCTCAAGTCAATTTCAAGGAGTTTATCATGGCTTATACTTTTACAGACCCCAAAGTCGGTATGCAGCCGATTGCGGCTACTTCAACCACCCAGCAACACCAGATCGGTATGCGTGTCAAGGCTTTCGACCCGACGTTCGGTGAAGGTGAATTCATCTACCTCAAGGGCCTGGCTTCCACCGCCGTCGGCGAAGTAGTCATCTACGACACCTACGCGAACACCACCAAGCGTGGCGTAGCCGGTGACCGTGGTATGGCTGCTGTCGCTATGTCGGCAAACGTGGCGAACCAGTACGGCTGGTACCAGATCGCCGGTGCTGCTGTAGTGAAAGTTGCCGCAGCCTTTGCCGCTAACGCCAACGTCTACTGGACCGCCACCGCAGGAACCCCGGATGACGCGGTTGTGGCTGGTGACAAGATCGACGGTATTCGCAGCAAGACCGCGATTGACACGCCGACGACTGGCTATGCTGTTTGTCAGCTCGCCTACCCGTCTGCCGACGCCAACGGCTAAACACCAATTCACCTCCCACGGTGTTCCTCAGGGCTTCGGCCCTGGGGTTTTTTGATGGGAGGGTTCACCCTCTACCTAACTGTGGGAGTTAGAAATGGTACAAAAACTCGAAGAACGTCCTCCGTATGTCCGGTTTGAAGTCCGGGCCGAAGAGGATCGCCAAGCCTCACTCGATGCCGGACACTATGTTGGTAAAGATGTCCACTACGCCCTGATCACTCCGATGGGGTCGAAGGACTGTATCGAACGCAAAGCCGACGAATGGTTCGACAAGCTCAAGCAGGATGTGAGCGAAGGTCGCTGCCCGCGCGAATGGCTTGCCGCGTTCAAGGAAGTCTACAAGGAATGGTGCGAGGGTCGGGAGGCCCCTGTCGATGGCACTCCGATCACTGACTGGCCACCGGTTTCCCCTTCCCAGGTCAAGACCCTCCTGTCCCTGCAAGTTCGTACTGTCGAAGACCTCGCCGCCGCGAATGAAGAAGTCCTGGGCCGCATCGGCATGGGCGGACGCGCGCTCAAGCAGCGCGCCATCGATTGGCTTACCAGCTCCGAATCCGCTGGAAAAGCGAGTGGAGAGCTGTCCGCATTGAAAGCGGCGAACGAGAACCTCCAAGCCCGCAACACGCAGCTCGAAGCTCAACTCAAGGAACTGGCCGCGAAAGTCGATGCCCTGACTGGTACTGAAAAGCCTGCTGCCAAGAAACTGTAAGGAGTCATCATGACCCTATTGCAAATCGTCCAGGAATTCTGCCAGCGTCAAGGTCTGTCAGTTCCTCTAATCATCATGTCATCGCAGGATGACCAGCTCACGCAGATTGTTGGGCTGGCGAATGAAATCTGTGAGGACCTTGTCCGTCGGCATTCCTGGACGAGTTTGCAGTATGAGACTGTTTTCACGAGCGTGGCTGGTGCGGATCAGGGAGCTATTACCGACCTTGCACCTAACGCTTACCTCAAGATCCTCAACGAAACGATCTTTGACCGGACGCGTCGCCTGCCAGTCTTCGGCCCACGCTCCCCGCAACAATGGCAAGTGCTTAAAGCCCTGCCTATGTCAGGACCTTTCTACCAGTATCGCATCCAGCAGGGGCGGCTCAAGATCATTCCTGACATGCCTGCAGGCCACACAATGGCTTTTGAGTATGCTTCGGAAGGTATTGTGCAGGACAACTCTACCGCATCCCCAACGGTCAAGGCTTTTTTCACCCGCGACGACGACACTTTTCTGCTCGCCAAATCGTTGCTGCTTCTTGGCCTGCGGTGGCGGTGGAAAGAGGAGAAGGGTTTGCCCTATGCGGAGTCGTTCCGATTGTATGAAGCTGCAGTGGCCGAAGCCGCTGGCGCCGATGGCACTAAGCAACCGGTTTCGATGAATGAAGGTTCCGGCATGATCCAGCCCGGTGTGTTTGTCCCGGCTGGTAATTGGAGTATCTCCTAATGCGCCAAGTCATGAAATCTGCGGCAATGCCGACCTCGGCAGCCAAGAACCTTCCGGCACCAGTCGGCGGGTGGAACGCTCGCGACCCTATCGCAGATATGCCTGCGAAGGACGCAGTATTCCTTAACAACTTCTTCCCCCGGACCAGTGACGTAATGCTGCGGCCGGGTAGTGCACTTGCAGCGACAATTCCAGCTGACGTTGAACCTGGCAGCCCTCATAACATTCGCTCACTATTGTCTTACAAGGCCGCCAACGGAGCGGCCAAGCTTTTTGCAGGTGCGAATGATGGCATCTACGATGTAACGGCAGGCGGCACGATTGTGGCCGTTTCCAGTGCGGCCACGAATGCTGAATGGCAGTCAGTCAACATCTCCACCGCTGGCGGGAGTTTCCTCTGGTGCTGTAACGGTGTGGACAAGTCTCGCTATTACGACGGAGCAGCCTGGACTACCCTCGATGGTGCTTCCACACCGGCGCTGACTGGCGTAACCTCCGCAAGCATCACAAACGTCAGTTTGTTCAAATCCCGCCTGTTCTTCGCCGTCAAGGACTCGCTGTCGTTCTGGTATCTGCCGGTGAACAGTGTCGCTGGAGCGGCGCTTGAGTTCCCTCTTGGAGCCTTATTCCGCCGTGGCGGGTATCTGGTGGCGACAGACGCTTGGACACTCGATGGCGGTAACGGGCCGGAAGACTACTTTGCCGCTGTAACCTCCGAAGGTGAGGTCGCAGTCTACACAGGCACCGACCCTTCCAGTGCTTCTGCATGGTCGCTGAAGGGTGTCTACTACATAGGCAAGCCTATGTCGAAGCGGTGTCTTGTGAAGGTTGGTGGGGATTTGTGCCTACTCACAGTTCAAGGTCTTTACCCGCTGTCAAAGTCCCTGCAGTCCGCCACTGTCGACCGTCGCAGCGCAATCAGCGATAAAATTTCCCGCGCCTGGGTAGACTACACACAGAACTTTGCAGGCTTATACGGCTGGCAGCCTGTCATGTTTCCCGAAGCCACGATGCTTCTGGTCAATGTGCCAGTGCTGAGTCGGCATGACCTTAACTCTGTGTACAGTTACCAGTTCGTTATGAACACGCAAACTGGTGCCTGGACACGTTTCGTCGGTATGCCGGCGGAAGTCTGGGCAGTTCACGATGGCAAGCTCTACTTCGCCCTCCACGACAAAGTTTATCAAGCTTGGACTGGTACTGACGACGTAGGCCGTCCGATTGACGCCACAGCCAAATCCGCTTTTGTCTACCCCACTAAAGGGTCAATGAACCATGTCAAGCTTGTTCGCCCGATCGTCACTACAAACGCTTCGCTGAAGCTCAAAGTCGGGGTTGACACTGACTATTACGAAAGCGAGTCGATCACTGGATCATCCATCACCTACGTTCAATTTCAAGCCCGCTGGGATCAGTCAAAGTGGGATGAAGCTCATTGGTCATCTGGCGCCTCTACCGTAGCCAAGTGGCGGTCAGTTTTCCACAAGCCTGGCTATGCCCTCGCTGTGCGCTTGCGCGTGACGACTAAAGGTATTAACATGACATGGATTGCGACGGACTTGGTTATTCAGCGCGGAGGTATGCTGTGAGGGTGGTTGAGAACCTCTCGCCTGAAGCTCTCAAGTTCGCAGAAACTGTGTTAGGATTGTCCTTTCCCGGTGGTACGACCGGAATTACGAGTTTAACTGACGATGGTCAGATTGCTGGGGTGGCGGTGTTCACCCCGCCCTGCAAAGGGAACAGCAATTTGCACATTGCGGCTGCGGCAAGACGCTGGTTCACCCCAGAGTTTTGCCGCAGGATGTTTTTTCACGGTTTTATCACGCTCCGCTGTCGGCGTTTGACGGCCTCGATTGAAGTCAGTAATGTGCTATGCCTGCGGCTGGCAAAGAAAACTGGCTTCCGCCTAGAGGGTTGTTTGCGAGACTTCGACTTCGGAGATTTGCTGATATTTGGAATGAGTAAAGGGGAATGTAAATGGGCGGCATTGTAGATGCAATCTTCGGGGGCGGTAACAACGCCCCGGCGCCACCTGATCCGTATGCAGTAGCAAACGCGCAGGGTACTGCGAACATCGACGCTGCGCGTGCTACGACAGTGCTCAACCGCGCGAATCAGGTTACGCCTTACGGCTCAATGACCTGGGCGCAGGGCGGGAGCGGCTACGACAAGACCGGGTACGATAATGCGCTGAAAGCGTGGCAGGATGCTGGAGGAACTGGCCCAAAACCGGAACAGTCCAGCTACGGCTACAACCCGGATGCCTGGACATCCACTGTCACGCTCGACCCTCGAATTCAGTCTTTGCTGGACTCAAGCCTTGCCACGAGTCAGGGGTTGCAGGGGGCTATTGACAGCTCGCTGGGGAACACCACAAGCACGCTGGCCCACCAACTTCAAGCACCGAATCCTGCCAACATTAACGGAATTCGCCAAGGTGGCGAAGGACGTTACAGCGATCTCCAGCCTTCGCTTGCCAGCGCAGAGGAACTTGCTACAACCGGCCGACAGGACATGGGCACGCAGCTCGCTCGACTCCGCCGTCTGTACGGGCAGAACTTCAACTACAATTCTGCTCCCAATATGCCGGGAGTTGCACGCATTAACAGTCCGATGCCCTCGGCAAACCAAGCTGTGCGAAACAGCGTTGAAGACGCACTTTACGCACGGTCAACCGCTCGCCTTAACCCACGCTTCCAGCAAAGTGGGGATCAGTTGGCGTCGAGCCTTGCCGCACAGGGCATTACGCAAGGCAGTGAGGCCTACAATCGTGAAATGCAGAACTTCAACAACGCGAAGAATGATGCCTATTCTTCTGCGATGAATGATGCGATTGCAGCTGGCGGTACTGAACTTCAACGCCAATTCGGCATGGACATGGCAGCGCGGCAACAACAAGCGAATGAGCTTAATTCTGCGTTTTCGCAGGGTCTCCAGGCTCGTCAGCAAGGTGTTAACGAAGCCAACACTCTACGCACGCTGCCGACTCAGGAAGCAGCTGCGCTGGCAAACATCACTGGCAATCTGGATAACTCGAGCCGAAACTGGTATGGGGCGGAAACGGCGCAGGAAACTGCGAAGGACAATTCGGCAGCGAATCAGTTCAACATGGAACACATGAACAATCGAGATCAGTTCAACGACACAATCGCAGTGCGAAACCAGATTCTGAATGAACTCAACGCTCTGCGAACTGGCGCACAAGCTCAAACTCCACAATTCGGTAACACTAACAGCGGTGCACAGGTTGGGGCAAGTCCGATTGCGCAGTCAGTTTACAACTCCTATCAAGGGGATATGGCAAATTACAACGCACAAGTTGGGTCGAATAATGCGATGCTTGGAGGACTAACGAGTCTTGGGGGATCAGCGATGCTGGCTACGGCTGCTAATCCTGGCATGTGGGCAGGCCTTGCCTCAATGTTCTAACATGAAACAAGTCATCCCTAACCATCAAAGCCCGCTTGGGGAAGACGCTGTGGCTGCGTGGCATTCCTCCGAGTTCGTGGCGAGCTTGTTCAAGCAGGGCGAGGTTTGGCGGCTGTCCATTGCGAGGGCTGACTATTCCGACGCGCCACTGTCTTGGGAAGAGTTGATGAAAGTGAAGCGTGACTGCGGGTTTGGTGACTGCGATGCGCTGGAAGTTTACCCTCGCGATGCAGACATTTTCAACACCGGGAACGTGCGTCACTTGTACTTGACGGGGGCAGTTCCATTTGCGCTGCGGGCAAATACCCACGTATTACAGCAGCGTAATACCCACGGATAAAGGAGAATTACTGTGCCGATGATGCCAACTTATGACTTCGAAACCGAAGCCGATGCTATCAAACGTAAGCAGGCAATCGCTGACGCGATGCAGCAAAGCGCGCTCGCCCCGCTGCAGCTGCCTACGCAGTCGGGAGTTAAGCTCTCCGGCGTGAATGTGCTGGCGAAGTTGCTGGAAGGTTACGTTGCCGGGAAGAAATCCGACGAAGCAAAGGCTGACCGTACGGCGCTGAGTCAGCGGTATGGTGACGAACTGAAGTCCGGGGTGGAGCAGTATTACAAAACCATGCAGGGTTACGAGGCCCCGTCGATGGC